AGCTGAGCGACAAGCTATCAACTCACCAGTCCAGGGATTAGCATCTGACATGATGGTACTGTCTATGACTATCCTTCAAGGCAAGCTGGATCCTAAGCGAGCGAAGATCGTGGGCAATGTTCACGACTCAACCATGATCGAAGCACGAGACGACTACGCAGAAGAGGCCGCGTCAATTGTCAAAAACGTGATGGAGAATCTGCCTCTTAAGAAGCTTTTCGGTTGGCAGCCGACAGTTCCTATCATCGCTGACGTGACTGTGGGAAGTCACTGGGGCGAGAAGTAGAATATTGACAGAGGTTATTGGTTAATATATAATGTACCTATAGACAGGAGCGGCGGTGACACTAGAGCTTGTTGAACCAAAAGACGAGATAGAGTCTGTATCTTGGTCTGAGATCAAGACATTCCAAAGGTGCCCTAAGCAGCACGACTACAAGTATCTCCAGCGTCTAGTTCCTAAGAAGAAGTCACGACCTCTGTTCCTCGGGTCGTGGATACACGCAGCACTTCAGACTTTGTATACAGATGGCGACTGGAAGATAGGAAGCAAGGTCTTCGAGGATGAGTGGGACAAGCTCTTCGATGAAGAGAAGTTGGCACTCAGAACTCGTGGTCGTCAAGTTAGTCCGCCGCTACCAGATATCGTCAAGCGGATCATGCAATCGTATATCTGGTACAACAGGAACACAACTTGGAAGGTCATCGCTGTTGAGCAAGAGTTCCTAGTTCCCACTCCCCTTGTCATCGACGGCAAAGTTCAATGGCTCAAAGGAATCATCGACCTGATAGTGGAGGATGAGGATGGTGCATGGTGGGTCATAGATCACAAGACAGCTGGGACTATCCCGGAACCAACTTCATTCCATGCGATGGACCCACAGCTCATGCTCTATCCGTGGGCTGCGAAGGAAGCTTGGAAATGGGACATTGCGGGGATCATCTACAACTATGTTAAGTCGAAGCCACCCAGCATCCCTCAAGTCAACAAAGACGGAAGTCTCTCTAAGAGAAAAGTTGTTACCGATTACCCGACTCTTTACAGATTTCTTAAGGCAGAAGGATACGACCCTGCTGACTTCAAGCATCTGTTGGTCCCACTGTCCAAGCGGTCACCCTTCTTACGTCAGTATCGTTATCCACGTGAAGTCACAGTTACCCGTGAGATACTTCTCGACGCACTCTCCGTCACCAAACATATTAGAACCGATAAGAGGAGAAGCCGCACGATTACTCGGGAATGCGCAACTATGTGTTCATATCACGAACTCTGCCGTGCCGAACTAAATGGTATGAACACTGACATGATGAGGAAGACGATGTTCACACTGAAGGAGAGTTCAACCGTTGGCGATCGACCTGACAGCAGTTACGACGACTACGAAGAGCCGACAGACTGACATCGACAAGGCTGTCGCAAAACTCAAGCCGGCATCTTCCGTTCGACCACAGGTGAAGATGGTCGTGTACGGGAGGAACAAGCAGGGCAAGACAGTTTTCGCTTGCACCTCTGAACTGAAGACACTCCTGATAGATTGCAACGAGCGGGGATACGCCAGCGTCAGGAAGCAAGAGAACGTCCAGATATACGAGCTACAGAGATGGGAAGATTTAGATCCTATCTACTGGTATCTCAGAAGTGGGAAGCATGACTTCGAAGTTGTAGTCATCGACACTATAACGATGCTTGCCAACATCTGCATGAAGTGGGTACTGAAGGAGAATGCCGACCGTGATATGACCGCAGACGTTCAGACGCCAACTCGTCAGTCGTGGGGTAAGCTAGGTGAGGCAATGAAGGAGACGATCATTCGTTTCCGTAACCTACCGATGCACGTCATCTTCACAGCCCAGGAGAAGATGACAACCACAGAAGACGACGATGGTGGGACGCTTCAGGAAATTCACCCGGAGCTCTCGCCATCACCGAGGTCCACGCTACTCTCTGCTGTGGATATCATCGGTCGCATATATGTGAAGGAGGTCGAGAAGGACGAGAAGACAACTCTCGAACGAAGAATGCTGCTGGGTGCCCATACCAAGTTCGTCGCGGGGAATCGCTATACCGAACTGAAGTATGTTGAGCGCAACCCCACATTCGGTGGCTTCATAACCAAGATCATGGGAGAAACTGCAAATGCCGATTCCTAAGAGCACGATGCCTGCCAAGCTCACAGTCGATTTCAGCGGTGCTGACATTCGACGTGGTGGAGGTGGAGGTGACAACGTTCCTGAGGGCGACTACCTTCTCCAGGTCGTCGGTTGTACCTTCGAGGATAAGAAGGACGACCCGTCGAAGCACTATCTCCGCTGGAAGAACACCGTCGTCAAGCCCACCAGTTTCGCTGGAAAGGTGATCTTCAACAACACCTCGCTTCAGGAAGAGAACCTCTGGCAGCTGCGGACATTCCTCGTCGACCTCCTCGGTGAGAGTAAGGTTCCAAAGTCCAAGGTCGATCTGCCAATCGCAGCAATCGTTGCGAAGAAGCCTCAGTTCGGCGCCACCATCGGGGATGGGAAGCCGTACGGCGAGAAGCAGATCGTCAAGTCAGAGATCAAGCAGACTTACTCGAAGGCCGATTACAACTCCACGTCCAGTGATGCTGACGAGGATGAGGACGAGGCAACTCCTGAGGCAGCGACAACTGCCGCTGAGGGAGAAGACATGGATGAGATAGACATCGACGATATCTAATCAATGCTGGCCGGGGTACCCGGTAACGGAACGCGCTCTATATGGGTACATCAGGGCATGTTCGGCCAGCACTAGCCGGAGTGGCGGAATGGCATACGCAGCAGACTTAAAATCTGCGGATGAAAATCATGAGGGTTCGAGTCCCTTCTCCGGTACCACAGGGGAGTAGCTCAGTGGTTAGAGCAGTCGGCTTATATCCGACCGGTCCTGGGTTCGAGTCCCAGCTCCCCTACCAGCACTAAGATGCCCCCTCTAGAAAAGACGATCGTCAACAAAGTGTTGGTGACCATCAGATCTAGAGGGGGCTTCGCCATAAAACTTCATGGCTCAGTGTTCATGACCCTGGGGCTTCCTGACATCATCGCATGCTACCGAGGACGATTTCTCGCCTTCGAGGTCAAGCGTGATGCTAGGCCAGCCAAGCCTCTCCAGGAATTCATGTTAGGGAGGATCCGGAAAGCGGGCGGCGTCGCTCTCCGGATCCATACAGTCGAGGCAGCCCAATCTGAGCTCGACCGAATAGACGAGCTATAGGAAGCTCATCTATCATAATTGGGAGATTCCCAGTGAAATCTCCTAGTTACTTTTAGTCAGTGACATACAGTCAAGATAGACTGAGATGCCTATTGGTCACTAGCGATCGACTGGATGCCGATCATAGGCTGAGGATTACAGAGTCCCGAGAGTCCTCTTGCTGAAGAAGAACAAGAGTCCAGCTACGACTCCTATCGCCCATCCGTAGTTCTTGAGGAATCCAGCGATAGCTTCTGTGATAGGGACGTTGATGGAGCCAAGGACTACGCCACCGAAGATGCAGAGAAGTCCAACAGCGACGGCCACTAGAATGGACAGAGCGATCCTAGTGATCATGTCTTAGGAACAGTGATGGACGGTGGAGTCGGGTTGGCGTTCGCCACCTTCTGGACGTTGGGATCTGTACCAGGTGTGACGACGGTGTACTGCTGACCCACCAGCATGGACGGGTTCTGGTTCGCCACAAGGGCGATAACAGCACCTGCGACTAGGGTGAAGGCCGCAGTGAGCTGTGCGACGGTCATGGGATCAATCCCAGCCAGCACAGCCATCAGTGCGACGAGTCCAATGATCGAGGTGATAAGCCCCGACCACAGGTTGATGGGACGTCCAAGGATCATTACTCGGTATCCTCCGCTTCCGGATCAACTTCCTCAGTCTCTTCCTCGTCATCAGGAAGTGGATCAGTCTCCTCAGTATCAGGAACCTCAGGTCCCTCATCTGTGGACTCTGCCTCTAGCTCAGCGTCAGCTGCAGCAAGATCTTCTTCAGTGTAGGTGGGCTCAGCTGGTCCTGGATTCTCTTCTGCTGTTTCCATCTCTATCTCCTAGACCTTGGGGATGCTGCCCTTGAAGGCAGCCCATCGGATTGGGTTCGCCAACTTCTTGGCGTAACTGAGAATGATCGCGTCGTACTCCCAGCGATGTGTTGGGCAGATACCATCGTTGATCAGGTGTTGGCGACGACCGTCTGGTGCGATCCTGCTCTTAGGTGAAACGCCGATGCAGTGGTCACCGTCGAACTTCCCAGAACAGTTGTTGTTGGAGAACCTATCAGAGTCACCCTGGATCACGACGTAGCGGCCGTACTTCCAAGCCTTCTGGATACCAGCCCAACCGTAAGCTCCGAGGAATCCGGAGTTGGTCCTGTTCACACAAGCCAGACCTGGCATTCCTGCAGACTTAGCATAACGAGTTGTGGCCCTCTCCAAGTCAGGAAGAGACCAGCCAGGAGTTGCTGGTGAGGTCTCCTCACTTCGCTTGAGACGGTTGTGAAGATCATCAGGTGTTGGGCTCTTCTTACCTCCTGATGTATCGTCTATCCCATTAGCTCCAGCTGTCCAGGTACAGCCAGATTTATGAGTGACAGCAGTTACAGCTGGTGGTCCGTACTGAGATCGATGGAGCCCTATGTACCAGTCCGCCATGTCGCCTCCTGTTCGCTCCGCTTGCATTTGCAAGCTTTAAAGCCTATGCCACATCGTAGCAGATGTAGTCAATGTAACGAGACCTGAAAGTACCAGTAGTCATCTGCTGTGGTATCTGGAATAAGAAGAGATCCTCAAAAGTACCGGCATCTGAAATTGAGAGATCAATCAGCCAGTCAGCCGGTTCTCCATCATCTTCTCGGTAGTACTTCAAACGAGCATGAGCTGCGCGCTCAAAGTCAACCTTGAATATATACCAATCGCCAGCAATGGTGTCTGGAACTGCAACGTTAGGTGAGCTTTCAATAGGTGTTAGCAGTCTTGCACTACCAAGTCCACCATTCATAGGAAAGACTCTGGCGACGAGTAACTGCGTGAATGATGGGTCGTACCACTCGAAGACTAAGATATCGGAAATAGTTACTGTCGTAGTTTGCCTGAATCTAACTGTCATCACGAACTTGTCATGACGAAGCAGCTCGGGAACACCGCCAACACTATTATCAAACCAGATGTAAGCTGTGTTATCGGTATCTGTGAAGTCTATTGCTAGTTCTTCACCATTAGTGTAAGGCTGAGTGAATCCTCCACCGCCAGCTTGGTAGCCCCATAGGAAGCCAGAGCTAGTAGTACCTGGAGTGGCCTCTTGACGATTGAAGTCGTCAAGTAGATTACATCCCTTGGGAATGTTTCCTAGGAAGACTTCGACTTGACCACGGTACGAGAATGCTACGACTGGGGTTCCAACTGGAAAGACTCTGGAGCCTCCAAAATCGCCAGAAGCAATCCTACCTTTAAGGCCAGAAGTAACTGCGCCTTGGCTGAGAGTAATCGTAACATATTGTCCAATCCCATCGTAGTCTTCTGCAAGGAAAGCTCGAAACATCCTACCAGGACGAGTAGAGAGTTCTTTAATCCTTCTGGGTATACACTCTCTCACTTCGCACCCATTGAAAGAATTTCTAACTTACCTCGGTAGGAGAAGACTGATACTGGAGTACCAACAGGGATGACTTGGCCAGTTCCGAAGTCACCGGAGCCAACACGACCCCTAAGCCCAGCGGTAACAGCTCCACGAGAAAGAGTCAAGCTTACGTACTGCCCTATGCCGTCGTAATCTTCGGCTAGGAAAGCACGGAATACTCTCTGTGGATTTGCTTCACGGCCTAGTCGCTTGACTGAGGATTGAGGCGTTGTCCTAGCCATCTTGTTTGCTCGTATCTATGGTTTCTCTCTGAGATGGTTCCATGCTCTGGTTTATCTCGATGGAGATACCTTCAACTCTAACATCCTGTGATAGACCAGAGTTATCTATCCAAGTGATCATGTCCATGCGCTGAAGATCAAAGTACAGGACAAGATCACCGCCAGGAGTACGACCCATCTTGCCAAGACGAATCTCTTCTCTAGCTCGCTCACTGACTGAGTCTTGATCTGTTAACTCAGGTAGATCAAAGTAAGCTGAGATTTGTCTATCACGAGCAACAGTATCTGGACGATCTATCTCAATCCAGCTCGTGTCATTGCCATCGACATCTGCACGGTTGATCCGTCTGCTAGCTTCATCAGCATAGTCGGTCTTGATGATACGATCTTGGATTATCTTAGTGATAGATATATCCTTGAAAGAACCAACTAGAATGCGATGATCTATCCAGACAAGTTGCCACTTGACAGCTTCTAGGGCAGCTAGGAGACCTGCAGCTGGAGTGGGATTGTCTGTCTGTGGACCCCAGATAACAGCAAGTTCTTCAGACGAACTACTACCAGTAATCACGTCATGGTAATCGCCCATCGCTAATGCTGTCTTGACCAATTCCTCAGCATTGATAGTTGGTTCCCAGTCTTCGACGTAGAAAGCCGAGATGGTATACTTAGTTGCTTTAAAACCCACATAGCCTTGGGCTACGTTTGGCTGATACTGATATGTACCTGAGAATATCAAAACACCGTTAACGTAAGCCCAGTACTTCTCCCATCTGAAAATAATCTTCAAAGTGGGAGTAGAATCTGAGGTGCAAGCACCACTATCAATCTGTGTATCTACACCGTTGACCCTATCATAGAATGTCAAGAGACTGCCAGATCGTTCAATACGCTGGTAGTTCTTATCATCTATGTAACGGAAGATCAAAGCTGGATCGCCACTCAGACCACTGAAGTGTGCCTGAGCTGTACCATTCTGGGTCTTCAATCCTGTGTATAGTACGATGCCCTTAGTAGTTAGATGGTCATCAGCTTCTGATGGTGCGGTATCTGAGCGGAAGTAATAATTGAAAGCTTTATTCCTATTTCCTAAGCCCCAATCATTGTACTTCAGTTGACCGATGAAGTTGAAGTTATCATTGAGCGAGGAGTTGAGCCTCGTCCAGACATCTCCGAACTCGATGGTTAAGCGATTAGTAGAACCTTCTTTGTCCTGAACTATTCGCTTGATCCACCAATCATTGAACTCAGTATACTCGTAAGAACCATCAGCTGTACGAAGGCCGACCTCGATTACCAACCGACGATCTGAGAGCGTGAGCAGAGCGTCGTTCACACCACTGGGATTAGCGACAGTAAGGGTTCCACCGCCCTCCTGATTGTCCCTGGGTATCTCCATCGAAGCCTTCGGCACGTAGTTCGAGACATCATAAACCACAGGGGTGGCTGGCCGTCTGTACACCGCATCAAAGCTTGGTGCCCAGACGTATCCGCCAGTTTCTAGAAGACTTCTACCCATGTAGCCGCCGCTGGACACAGCTTCAGACCAGTGAATACCGTCCTTTGATCGCTGCCACTTCCCGTCGCTGCCAACATTAGATGTGTACTCGTACTGGTCGTTCTCGTGCTTCTCACCGTAGAAGAGATAGTAGTAGCCATCTGATAGCTTGTCAGACAGCATTAGGTTTCTGATAATGTTGTGGCCTACCTGCCCAGCCAATCCACGAATGATCCTTGGTGCAGTAGGCGTGTTGTCAGAGATAGATGGCATCTTGGCAACAGTGATTGACTCACCGTTGTTCCCCTCACGGGGGCGATATCGTGGAATGCTCTGATACCTATCAACGGTGCCATCTGGCAGTAAGATAGCTGCCATCGTGCTTGCCTGCCAGCGGTAGTTAACTGGATCATATGCTGGAGTAGCTGACATGATATCAGCCGTGTAGTAGATATCCATGACTCTATGGTGGTCATAGAGATCCTTGCTAACTACTGTCACGAACAGAGCATCGAAGGTGTTGATCACACACTGGATGTTGATGATATTCGGCTGAGACCACTTCAGAACATTATCACGATACAGACCATCTGACTTCGCAGCATAGACGTGTGGAGTGTTCCCATTGTTAGCTACAGCAACTGCGTAGTGAGTGCCGCTGTATAAGAGATTCCACGTATTCCACTGAGCTGCTATTGTCGGGTCGGTGACAGTCTGATCATAGATACCGAAGTCAGTTAAGTTGGCTCCAGTACCAACCCTGACACGGTAGATGTTTCCGTTGGCCAGCAGAACACTATCATTGGATAATCGGTTGAAAGCCCAGTTCTGCTTGGTGATATCATTGCCTAGTGAACGGTAGTCATCACCGCTAAGAAGAGTAGCAGTACCGTTAGTGAATGATTCCCAGCGGTTGCTCCGCTCATCTATCACGCTTACACGGAGGGCAGTCTCACGAGTTTTGGCTTCCTGAGCTGCGGAGAGTCCAGCACCAATACGTCCGTAGATGGCATCCGCATCGCCGTAAAGCGTACCATCTCCGTAGATTGTTACTGGCATCTCTACTCCCTGAAGACGAAGATGATGGATAGGTCAGAACCGGGCTCGTTAGTTCCAACCTTGTCAGCATCTACAGCGATCAATGTACCAGATGGATAAGTGATTAGGTTAGGGCTCGCACTGAAGAATACAGCCGATCCAACCGGGAAGATTGGGCGGAGTCCCTGGGAAGCTGTCCACAGAGAGGTCGCGCCGAAGTTGATGTCGAATGCAGCTGTAGCACCAGATGGAGCACGTCGCATCTGCGCATTGACGCTCAGGAGCTGAAGCGTCTTGGGAAGAACCATCGGAGCACCAAGGCTAGCCCCAGATGGGACTGAACCTGGATACTGCCAGTTGATGATATGTTGTGGTGCCGCGTACCCGGATAGCGATGATGGACTGATCTGTGCGCCCTGCCCAGAAGCACCGTTGTGGCTATGCCCTGTGGTTGGATTACCGAGTCGGAAGTCTAGCGCAGTCGGGGCGGCCGTGTTATAGATTCCGACTTTGGCTTCCAGGGCTTTAATCGCTTCTTTGAGATTATTGTGGTCCGCTGCTGTTAGAGTGCTGACACCATCAGTCTTGCTAAGTAGTGAAGTGTCATCGTCCAGTGCAGTAGGGAAGTTTGTATTGCCGCTCATTGTGCTTCCTCAAACTGGACTACTACTTCATATTCAGGTGAGTCTCCAAGCGTGACCGGGAAGACACGGAAGTTCTTATCTAAGGCATCTGACCAAGCAACTGTGTAGGTTCCATCTGGTGCCTGCATTCCTAGCACGCCCCTGTGGTCCCACATCTCCCTGAGGTGTGCGTACTGAACAGCAGCCGTTGCTGCTAGCAGAGTCGCGAACTTATTCTCACATGCCACAGAGAATGGTGACCACTCTCTGAACCCAGGACCGTTGTCGTAGATGTACTTGAACTTGCCATTCTGGTTGACAACGACATCCTTGTCCATAGCCCTAGGCTCAGAAGGCGGTCCGTAATCCTTGGTGAAGAAGGAATAGGTTGCGGCAGCTGTTGCTCCAGATGCTCCAACGTAAGTAGCGTGGGAGAGTATTATCAGGTTGGGGTTCATGACAATGCCTCTCTCACGGCTTCCTTAACTACTCGCTTCAACATGTAGTTATCTCTTAGCATATCGTCAGATCGAGATACATTGAATGGCCCGATCTGCCCGACACGTCCCTGGTTCCTGAGGGTCTTGGCGATTGAATGCTGTAGGACCAATCCGTACTCGGTCCCTTCCTCGCCGAAGCGAACGTTAGAACCGAACGGAGTGGAGGAGTTCTTAAGCGGGATCAATCCACCTTCTGCGTACTGCAGCGGTCCCTTTCCAACTGCATGATGTGTTATTACGTTATGAAGCTTGGCAGTATACTGACTGAGAGTACTTGTAATCCCGGCAAGTGCCTTCTGTAGTTCCTTAGCTTGAGGACCACTAATAGCTCCGCTAGCTAGTAGTCCTTGAATGAAACTCTTAGCGGCAGTTAGTCCAGAAATCTCACCAGTGAGACTCTGCAAAGCTGTTATGGTGTTAGCTGCGCTGATGGCTTCCCTGATCTGGGCATTCTTAGTATCGGTAGCATACTCAGCTGCCGTATCTCGGAGTTTCTCATAAGCTGCCTTCTGCTTTTGCAGCTCAGCAATCTTGGCCTTAGTGGCATCAGAGTCAGCTTTCTGAGACGCTGCCAATTCTTTCTGCAGAGCCTTGACCCTAGCATCAGCGCCTGATTTAGCTAGAGCATTCTTTTTACGTTCAGCTAGCTCTTGAAGAGCAACCTCATCTTCAGTCTTCTGCTTGAGCTCGTTGAGGTGTTCCTCAATAGCCTGTCGCTCAAGATCACGTTGCTCAGATAGAATACTTCTATTCTCCTGAGCACGCCTCTCAACGAAGTCACCGATGCTCTCGCCCTGGTTCCTCTTGAGAGTTTGAGCTGCTCTATACTGTAGATCAAGAAGCTTATTCAGCCTGTCCTGTGCAGCTGCTTCCTTATTCAAAGCTTCTAGCTTGGCATCAATAGCTGCCAGCAGAAACTTTCCCTCGTACTTCTCTAGGTCAATTGCCGTCCCCATGAGACGGAGCTTTTGCTTGAGAAGGAGAAGGGCTCGCTCTTGTGCGATATTAGCTAGCTCAGTGCTGTTACCAGAACCACCGCCACTCTGAGCCTTCTCAAGCCTGGCTTGTAAGGATCGAGTTTTAGCACTGGGACCTACTTCACCAGCCGCTGCTATCTGACTATCGTAAGCGCCAATCTGAGCATCAGCACCAGATTTAATGGTGTTGACCAATAGTTCTTGAGCGAATGAAGCCAGCTGTGCAGCAGCAGCTTGTGCTTTAGTCGCCTCAGCCTGACGGTAAGCTGACTCAGCGGCTTCCTTCTGTGCATCGTTAAGATTCTTCTCGGTCTCTACCAGCTGCTGCTTAGCTAAGTTCTCGTAGTAAGTTACGTCTACAACGCCGCCAGAGAGATTGACCGTCTCTCCTTGAGCTTTGTTATACCTAGTAAGTTCGAAGTGTAGATCACCACGAGCTCGAGCTTGCTCTATCAGTAATTTAGTTTGTTCATCAAGGTTCTGATTCTCTATAGCATCGGAATGCTGCTTAGCAGTCTGAATTTCTTTCTGCTTGTCAAGTGAATCAGTAACCTTGACATCTAGCCCGTACTTAGCTAGCAACTTAATAGTTGCTTCATCAGCTGCCACCCCGATGGACTTCAGGTACTCAACAGCAGCCGCTTCACGGTCACCAGCATTGTCCTGAGAATCAGCCAATGAATTGATGGCATCGCCGAGATCCTTGATAGCATCACGAGCGTGACGAGCAGGATCGAATAGGTCATCTAAGCTTTGCTCAATTGCATCAAGAGCAGCCTGAGCCGCGGCGAAACCTACTCCGATGAGTGCGCCACCGAAGATACCACCGAGAGCACCAACTGCGAGTCCACCCAATCGCGGAAGCACAGAAGACTTGAGGTTTTGGAATGCCGATAACTTAGCCTGTGTGGCTAGCTGTTCTTTTTCTTTCTCAGCAGCTTGTATAGCCAGATTAGCTGCAATCTTCCTCTGACCATTGATGCCCCCAGCCAGCCTAGCTTCCTGTGTGACGATCTTGACTAGGCGACCGTGAGCACCAAGCTCCTTATCCAGATCCTTTAGTCTCTGCTGACCTAGCTTACTCAGAGCACCGATATTACTAATCTGACGGAGTTCTGAGTTAACGGTTGATGGCTTAGTAGATAAGCTTGAGACTAACTTCTTCCGCTCAGCTGCTAGCTGATTAGCCTTTCTCTCAGAAGTCTCTACAGCCTTAGCAGCCGCAGCTTGCTTTGCACCAATCCTATCTGATTGCTTATCAAGTGAGTCCAGGTCTGCTTGAAGCTGCTTGACAGCACCAGAGTCATACTGAGTAAGGAACTCAATAAGGATCCGCAAGCCGCCAGCAGCTGTACCTCGTGCGCCGCCTACAGCGCCGAGTGATGAGGTAGCGAGTGGACTTCTACCTACTGTCATGTGGATCTAAGCCAATCCTGCTGTTCCTTGGGCATGTCATCAATGCTTACTGCGCTCTTAGCCAGACGTCGTTCTTCCACAGACTTGAGATAAGCCTCTACCGGCTTCTCTGAGGAGAGTGCCAGTTGCCAAGATCTCTCGTCCCACTTATCCTCGATGTACTGCTCAAGGATAATGATCATCTCTCCGCGAGTTAGCTCGAGAGCGTCGGTTCTGGCAATGCCTGCTCTGAGGAGTCTGGAGTAGATGTTGTCTTCTGACCAGCTGTCGTCATCGTCCCCGACTCCGAAATGTCGCTTCCACCAAGATTCGTCGGGGTCTGGAAGTTTGGGTCGACGAGACCTCTCAGATGCTCCAGATGGTTAACATCTAAAGAAGCGATGACTAGCTCTGCACATTCATCTCGAGTCGGTGCAGCTGGAGTACTCCACTGCTCATGCGTGATATCTGGATAACACCTATCTAGAACTGGCTGCCAGTTTACAACCTTAAGCTGTAAGCTGACCTCCAGTTGAGGCACGTTATCATCCATGTACATGCGAACAGCTTCGTTGACAGAAGCCGCCTGCTCTTGGAGGATTATGTTGCCAACATCGTTGGCCTCCATCCAAGGCAGGGGCTTCGCCACAAAGACGCGACCGTCCTCTAGTTCAACTTCGATGGGCTCACGCCGAGCAGCTTGCCGCCTCTCAGCCATGTTTAGACGACCTCGAAGATGCGACCGTAAGCATCCTCAGGCGCGATCGTAGTAGCGATTTCTGGGAACATTCGAATCTCCAGACCCGGGCTAGCCGAGTCGGTCTTATCTAGGCGGATGGTCTTCTCACCGCCGGAGACAGCACCACGTCGGAAGACGAAGGCAAGCACCTTCCCGTTCGCGGCCTTCGGGAAGATGACCGCCCAGCGGTTCTCTTCTGTCTTGTTATCAGAATCATCGAGGTACTTCATGATCTGGGTGACGCCGCCAGTGGCAACCACCGTGGTGTACCCAGAAGCCATGTCAGCGATCTTGGTCAACTGCTGGAGGTTATCCTGCAGAAGCTCAGCAATCTGAGTCGTGATGGTGTAGGATCGGTCGATGATATCCTGATCGTATGCGCCAAGGATCTGGTCAACGTCATCTCGTACGGAGATGTCGAGATTCTTGACTACGTTCACGCCACCGCGTGTGAGTCCGAATGGAGTCCAGCTTGCGGCCGGAGCACCAGTAGATGCGTTGATGACAGCATCTATGTTTGTTGGCATCGGAACGCCAGAACCAGCATACAGAATCTTCGCAGGCCCGCGAAGAGTCTTCATGAGGTCGATGCTATTCTCTAGGATGTTTCGCTGTGACACCTGTTCCTCCTACCTGATTCGTTTGCCAGTTTCGTCCACAACGTATATAGAACTGGTCGCCCGCTCAGAGGTTCTCCTAGCCATGCTTATGTATGTGCTTTCTGCCGCCCTGATTACCTCCGTTCCTGGTAGAGGAATTATGCCAGAGACCACGACATCAGATTCTGGCAGTATGGCTCCTTCAACTGCTCCCTCCCCAGTAACACCAACTCTACCAGCTGCCAACTGACTAGTGGCAAGAAGCACCTTATCGGTCACCTCTGTGGTGAAGGATGACCCCTCTTGCAAGGCAACGTCACTAATCACATCCGCCGGGAAACCTGGATGGTTCACCCACAGTGGGTAGAAGAAGAACGCGCCCTTGGGATCTTTCGTGAGGTTGGGCATAGTGGGATGCCGACTGAAGTCAGCTGGACCGAACATATCATTGATGACTCTTTTCTCACCGCCGCCCCTTCCTTGATCCCGACCAGAGGTGAAGAAGGCACTCCCTCTAGGAACTTTCAACCGACCAACACCCTCTGTACCGAGGGCTACACCTATTGCCTTCCTCGAGGATGTCTTGGATCTTATCCCAGTGGCCGGGTTTCTTAGGTCATCTAATCCCTCTGCTCCCTTAGCGAAGATACGATAAGGTTGGACTGGGAAGTGTCTGAAGTAACCTTCGCCACCAAGATTGGTCAGGAACCTAACTTCTCGGTAGTTTACTACTGAAACCACGATACCAGTTTGAATTCCCTTACCGTCAGCAGTTCCAACCTTTTGAACTTTAGCGAAGATACCGCGTGAAACTCGGCCAGTCGCAGCTTTATTATAAGCTATCGCTGCGAATAATCTCAGCCGCTGCTGAATCTGAGCAGCTCTTTGCTCCGGATCGTCGAGTACAGTTTTAGCTATCTGAGCATCTAATCTCTTGAGGTCTGCCTTGGATTTGCTCAGTCCTTGAGTATTGATGTAGACGAATCCGGTACCTGATTTCTTACCGGGACCTAGCTTATCCGGTAGAACAGTTACCTTAGCAAATCTACCATTGGGAAGACGTCTCTGTGCCATCAGTGTTGCATCATGCTATCTTCTGAAACAGCCCAGACAACATCAGTACTGAAGCCAGCTATCCAGATTTCTCGGTCATTGTATTCACCTAGATTCTCAGCCCCCGAGAATTCTAAGTTGATCCAACCGAATGCTAGGATAGAGAAGTTAGCATTAGATTCTTTGTGCAAGAACTGGTGTTGTTTGACGAAGTACTCCACAGCTCGGGCATGACGGCTGCAGAGCTTGTCAACGGCATCACGGCTAGTAGCACTGACTAGACCGTTGATCTGACCGATGTAGTTGTATGTGAATAGATTCTCTATATCCTCGCCGCCGACCTTGCTAAGAACATCCACCCCATACTGTGGAAGTATCTTATCGAACTCTGTCATCATTCCGCCGACCAGAGAGGAGTACTCTATGGACTTAGGAACTGTGAGGGTTACTCCCTGCTTTGGGGTGGATGTGTACTCGGCTTCAATAGCAGCTAGATAAGCTTTGATGTGAGTACGTAGATGGTCTGCTGTCAGCTTGCCTATCTGCTCGTGAAACATCAGTTATCTCGAATGATGTGCTGATTAAGCTGTCGCTTGTAGAGTGCTTCAGTCCAAGGAATCTCTGTGAGTCCCTCTGCCGGGATGCTCTCGCCGAGGTCCTTCTCAACATCGATTATGGCCTGTGCTGTGGCTCGGAGTTCCTTAGCGATGACGGAGGTATCAATGACAGTTTGTCCAAGCCCTCCGCCGCCTGAGAGGGTTTGTCGCTTGGCGAGCTTAGCTGCATCAGCTGCCCATGCCAGAAGACAACGTGCCGCCGCGATTGTAGTGTTACCGCCCGCCTCATCAATGAAGAACTGGATCTCGGCGTCACTGAACACGCTCCAGTAGTAGGTGAACTCGAGGACAACTCCCACAGCTGGGGTGGAAACGAAAGTCACGATGCCGTTCACTAGATCTATGGAGTAGTTCAACCCTACCGTGAGGAGGACATCATCGGCCCTAACTTCTATAGGCGGGGAAGCTAAGATAGTTGCATTCTTCAGTTTGAAGTACTTGTCAACTCCGTTGCCAGTACTCTTCTCTCGTGTGATGACGCTCTTGTCTGAAGTCTTTAGACGAACTATCTCTACCTCGGTCACGAGTCACCTTCATCGCGTTTGTTGCTTACCATAGCATCCACGGCTTCTGGCCATCCAGCAGACTTGGTGTTCACCTGGCCTCCTGTGGTTTCTGGCCATCCGCCAGTTTTGGCAAGTGAGTTGGCCGCCTGTGTTATCCATCTCCAACCGATGACGGCTGAGGCAACTACCGCAGCAGCAGCGTTGGAGTAAGTCAAGCTGTCAGCTGCTGTCCTGAGGAAACCTCCAGAACGAGTGGCAACATCACTTCTAGTTATAGAATCTGTAGTGCTCCTGACCAATGTAGCAAGCTTAGTTGCTACGTCAGAGTAGGTGATGGAGTCAGTAGCTGTGCGTGCCGTTGACTTAGCTCGTGTCGCAATATCCGCATAGGTTATTGAGTCAGTTGCCGTACGGAAGAACGTGGCTAGCTTAGTAGCAACGTCTGACCGTGTGATAGAGTCAGAAGTTGTTCTGAACAACGTGACTGAACGTGTTGCAACATCTGACCTAGTGATAGAGTCAGTAACACTTCGTAGGAAAGTTCTAGAAGCTGTTGCAACATCTGAGTAAGTAGTAGAATCTGTAGCTGTTCTGAGGAGAGTCACGGTACGTGTCGCAACTTCAGAGTAAGTGATGGAGTCCACAGCAGACCGTGTTATGCTATTGGCTGATTTAGCAGCGGTGGCAACATCCGAGTAGGTGATGGAGTCAGCTATAGCTCGAAGGAAACCACCAATCCTAGTGGCAACATCTGCGTACGTAATTGAGTCAGTTATCGTCCTGAACAGAGTGATAGTTCTAGTCGCAACATCTGACCTTGCGATTGAGTCAGTAGTCGTGCGGAATAGAACTACCAGACGAGTTGCCGCGTCAGCATAAGTTACTGAGTCAGTTGCTGTCCTTATCGCCAGCAGTGTTCGAGTGGCTACGTCCCCAGGAACAACCGCGGTGTACGCTGCCATAGCGACGCCCCAGTTCTCGGACAACGAGATGGTACCAGATGCCGCGTAACTTCCAGCTGGCGAGTACCGTTCTAGGTAAGCGACACGACGAGCACCAGCTCCACCGCCGCTGTCAACTTCGACGACATCTGACCAGCCAGAACCGACTGCAGTCAGCGTCGCGCCGTTGGCGTTGTTCCACGCCAGTGCACCGATAATCAAGTCGCTCGTAGCTGTCGTCGCACTACCAGAAGACGGATTAGTACTTGTACCAATCGCGCCGACTGCTATATCTAGGGTTACTAGACCCAGATACTCGTAAGCTGCTACCATCCGCTGACCTGGCGAGCCACCGGTCCAAGTCACAGTGATCGTGTCTCCCAGCACGAGCGCTATGCTGATGTTAGACCTAACTACCCAGCCACTCGCGGTGTTTGTACCAGCAGCCCAATGCCCGTCGGCATCTACAACGTAAGTGTTGCCCTTCGTATCAGCCACACTAATCGAAACGCCAGCAGCTGACGAACCAACAGCAAGGATAACAGAATGACCAGCTACTACGCCTCCGGCAGGAATAGTGATAACGAGAGTCGTGCCTGCGGTGCTAGCAGCTGCTGTACCCACTTGCTTGACTCGAGCTGGTCCGACGAAAGAGAAACTATCAGCCGACGTCCTCAGGAAATTACCAGCACGTGTCACCACGTCAGAATAAGTGATTGAGTCAGTAACACTTCTTAAGAAGGTTTTGCTAGATGTGGCAACATCTGAATATGTGATTGCGTCTGTGACAGTCCTGAACAACGTGATAGTTCTGGTTGCAACGTCCGAACGGGCTACTGAATCAGCAGCAGTCCTGAATAGAACGACGGTTCTGGTCGCCACATCGGCGTAAGTAACTGAGTCAGTAGCTGACCTAACAAAACTTACCGTCCGAGTGGCAACATCGGCGTAGGTGGCCGAGTCAGTGACCGTGCGGAATAGGGTGATTAGCCTTGTAGCGACATCCGCACGAGTGATAGAATCTGACGCGGTCCTGAGGAATGTACCAGTCCTAGTGACAACATCCGCATAGGTGATAGCATCTACTGCGGACCTAAGCAACGTCTTAGTTTGAGTCGCCGCATCTGCGTAGGTGATGGCATCTGCGCCAGTCCTCAAGAATGTGCCATTCCTGGTCGCCACTTCAGCTAAGGTGACGCCATCACTAGTAGTCCTAAACATAGTAATAGTTCTAGTGGCAACATCTCCGTAGGTCGTCGAGTCTGTGGCTGAAGCTGTTACCCCGCCTCCACCAGCAGCAGCTCCATGCGGTATGATTCTATTCTGCTGCCTAGTGAATAGTCTACGTCGGCTGAAAACCGGCATTTCTAGAAGCTCACTGACCTATTCATTGCTTGATTTACCATTCTAACAGCACCAGCACCAGCATCAATGCCACCAGTTCCTGGCTTTGGCGGTTTACCAGGAGGTTTCCTAGTTGCAAGGTCAGTGACGTAGACGTGATGACCGATATTGATGGCAGCTGACGTATCAGAAGCTGTCAATGATCCCACAGTGGTTTGTGGAGTCGAGAAATCTCTAGTAGCTGCTACTGACTGTGTTCGTGTACTTGTAGAACCGCCAGTACTCTGACTACTTGCACGGTTAGTGTAACTCCCAGGCGTGATACCGGTCAGAACATCACCGCCGATCGCCCAACCAGCGAAGTACAGATCAACTCCCAAAGCCGCAGTAAAGCTGCCAAGTGCCGGGGCGACACAAGCTACAGCTGAAACATTAGCTTGTCCGGCTACTTCTCCACCGCTCGGAGCACTAACAGTGTCACCACCAGATATAGCTACGATCGTACCAGATGCCTTATTAGATGTTAAAGTGACGCTGTAGCTAGCGGGTTCATTAGCAGCAATCTTCCAGAAAGTTCTCTTACCTATGGTTGTAGTAGAATCCGTCGACAGAATCTGAAGCCAATCAGTTAGTGATGTTGCAGTAGATACTCCGGTCCCGAACCAGCTAGCTGCTACCCATGTGCTGGAGCCAAAGGCTACTACAGCCTGAGCACTAAGAGTTGAACCAGTCAGCCAGGTGATGCCGTCCGTGCTGTAGTAAACAGTAAGGGAACCAGATGTGACGGCGACAAATCTAGTACCATCCCAACCGAGCCCCGGAATACCACCAGCAGATGGACTCATAGGACGTGGAGTAACTAATGCCCAGGTAGTACCATCTGTACTCCTGGCTAACTTTCCGCCAGTGCCACCACCAATCAGCCAGGTACTACCACCAAGGACGATACCCCAGATAGAATCAGCAACTTTGAACGGTGAAAACTGTTGCGTCCAAGTAACACCATCTGGACTGGTTTGAATCTTCCCAGCCCCTTGTGCTATCACGAACAAACTAGAACTGGCAGCGACAGTAGCTACCTGTCCGAAATCAGCGAATGCTCCAGTCTGTACTGTCCAAGTAATCCCATCAGGGCTCGTGTAGATGGAGCCATTGCGCCCGACGAGTAGGAACAACCCATTCCCGAAGCAGATGGCTGACTGCTCTGCCTCAGAGCCGAGCGGATTCGTTCGGGATGTCCAAGTGACACCATCTGGGCTGGTATAAAGTGTAGTAGAGCTGGGAGTACCTGCTGCCCCTACAGCTACCCAAGTACTTGCACCAAACGCGGCATCATAGATAGCCCAGGTTGTTCCAGTAACTGTCCTAGAAGTCCACGTGATTCCGTCAGGGCTGGTGCTCAGGTGCTTACCAGATGTAGCACCTCTAGCACACAGGACGAACAGGCTGCCATTGCTCCGCAGTTGGAAAATCTGGTCCGATCCCGAGAGGCCGCTCGTCCTTGAAGTCCAAGCTGGTGCTGGAGTAACCGTAGTACCAGAACCACCACGAACATCTATAGCCATCACTAGTGTATCATTATCAACTACACCAGCTGGTGCAGTCATAGTGATAGTCGCACCGCCAGCTGCGTTGTTACTACCTGCAGCAGAGCGGAAAGCTGGAGGCACTACTCAGCCCACATCACGTACATGAAAGCATTTATAGAAACCGTGAAAGTCACTCTAACACGAATGAACTTCGCTGTAGCAACCATGAATTCTCTACCTAGAGGCCATTGCTTCACCCAACCACTAGTTGGCGGTATAAGCTGCATGTCTCCCATGCGATAGTTAACTACTGTGCCTTCTGTCACTGCTGCAGTAGCGAATCCAGTGTGAGTAGTACCACCGTAAGTAATGGAGCTAACTTCATCATTAGCTCCATTGTAAGCAGTAACATCTGCCGCCACAGAAGCTGTAGACATGGTAGCTGCGACAGTAGTTGTGAATAGCTCACACTTACCAGGTGGATTGCTCGCAACTACACCGTCTAAGCTAATTCCCCATTCGACTACCTGAAGCCCATGAGTAGCTCCAGCTTCTATCTGCAGCATCGTTCTAATGGCAGTGCCAGTCGGCTGCGAAACAGGAGCGGCTGTAGAAGGCTGAGAACTATTCTGGATCGCGTAAACGCGTTCTCCGGCACCTCTAATCGCGTATACCGGACTCCCATCTCCTCGTTCACCAATTACCTTCGCCATCTTACCATAGCGTCGGTAGAACGCACGATCCATCCGCTCAGCGAGCGACATGGACATATCTAATCGACCTTCCTGAGTAAGGGCAGGCCGCTCCAGCAGTTCGATCATAGCTATTTCCTAGCTGATGGTAACTGTATCTGTGATAGTGAGAGTGTCGCCGTTCACTACGTTCGCGTCAGCGTTGAGCACTGACTCGAAGATGAGAACACCGGCAGCAGTAGTGTTGCTGGCCGAGAAGAGACCCATCTTGTGGATAGCCGGGAAAGAAGCCGTGATCGAGAACGCCTTCACCAGAGTGAGAGTTGCAGTAGAGGCCGTGTGAGCATACGTAGCCAGTGCCCGAGCAGCACCGCCAGTAGTAATCTCACCCGTCAGAACTGTGTCACCTGCGGCAGCGGCACCGGCATTCTCAGTCAGTCCCATGTAGCGAGCCGCGAACTTGGGATAGATAGCGAAGTTAGCTGTAGAACCTGGAGTGTTGCCCGCCGAGTCATCCCCGTTCTTCCACGCGTCAACTGTCAGAACAGAGGTCGTGTTAGAACCGATGTTAGCCCAAACTGGGGCGTTAGTGGACTCCTCGGCAACCACGATCCAACCGACGTAGGCTGAAGCAACGAACGGAGTACCTGTGGCCGTGATTGAAGTAGCCGACGAAGCGGTGGCGATAGTGCTGGTAATACCGAACCCAGGAGCACCCAATCCGGCAGCTGCAAGATCACGGCCCACAGTGGTGAGCAGGTTCTTAGAGATACCCAGGTCCTCGATGCTGCCATCCTTGTGGTGGATAACAGCATGAACCTCATTAGGCCCAAGTCGGATCTGGTTCTTCTTCTTCCCATACTGACTGAGGACATCAAGGATGGCCCCATCTGGAAGAGAACGGGCGATGACTAGCGGCGATGTCATGAAACCTTATCCTCCGCGCCTAACCCATCTTCCGTGGACCGTTCAATGTTCTGGGGCTCTCGAGTAACCTCAGCAGCTGGAGCTGGCTTGTGCTTCTCGACCTTAATGCCCTCAGTTTCCGCCGCCGGTAAATCTGCGAGCACTATCCAGTTCTTGTCGTCAGCATATTCCTTGATCCCTGTAGCTGGATCAAAGCTGACCCCGGCCCCACAGGTTGTGCAAGCTGCCGGATAATCTCGCTCACCAGCATTACCTGATGTTTCGAGGTGTCCGCAGTTCATGCACTTGAACGCGAGCTTTCGTTCACTAGTCATCTAGAAACTTCTCCCACTCGGCTGCGATTTGATCCCATGACTTGACTGGAGCTGACTGCTTGATTCTATCCCGAAGCTCAGGATCCTCTTCGCTACTTAGGACGTGTATCACCGCGTCAGCATAGGCTTGCTGAACTCCTGCATCGTGAACGTCACCATCTATCTTGATACCTCCGAGAACCGTCTCACCGAGTGCCGCCAGATTGTTGGTGATGGGAATACAACCGGCCAGCTGAGCTTCTATGCCTGTAATGCAATAGGTTTCGGAGAAGTAGGTTGGGTATAGCCAGATGCTGGACTTCTTGAACTCCTCAGCAAGCCTGTCCTGAGGAACTCGTCCATGCTGAACTACGTTCTTGCTGTTAATGAAAAGTTGGTCCATGTGCTGCTTGAAGTTGTTGAGGTGCTCGTAACCTGGGATGGAAGCTGCCTTGTTGAAGCTGTCCCAACCGTAGTAGACATGCAGTTCAGCGTCTGGGACGGCTTCCACGACCTTAGGCCAGATCTTGTCCAGAATAACATCCAGTCCCCGATCTGGAGACGAGGAATATATGACTCGTTTGTGATCTCTAACGGCAGGTTCTGAGAAGCTTGTAACATCGACTCCGTTACCTATCACGAAGACTTTATCTGGATCAACGAACGGGTAGGTCTCTAAGAAGTGCGATAGATGCCACTCAGTCAGAACGACGAATGAGTCGAAGCTACGAGCTCTAGCTTCTGTGAGTCGATCACCATAGTCGACATCGTGCAACCACAGGGAGAGGTGGTCGGTGTTGATGTCTAGGTCTGCGGCTTCTGGCCATCTCCAGGCGATGAAGAGGTCGGACCTGATTCCGGGCTCGAACTTCTCTGCTTTCCTGTAGCAAACCCCGTTGTAGTACCCGGGCTCATCAATAGGGGAGAAGACGATAGGCCGGCGCCTGTTCTTCGCAAGAGACTCGGCAAGTTTGATAACCGCGGTCTCTGAACCACCGAGCCCACTCTCCTTGAGCTTTCTTGGTCCCCACTCTTCTAGGCCAGCTACAGCGCCTATCATGATGTTCTCGCCGAGCTTGACACCGGGCTTGTAGTCAGCGAATATCCATCCTGACGGACCCCAGGGTTCTCGGTAGATATTCATAATCTGACCACGACCAGTAAGAAGTCGCTCGATGTCAAACTGGTCAAAGATGCGGAGGTGTCCCTTGGGTTCTACCTTATCCCATGCAGGGATGTTGCCGTCTTCCCAGGACATGTAGGGAGTTGTCATCACGATGTGCTTAGCTGTTTTCTCTAGCTTTGTCAGAGTCTCAGCTGGGTCGATGACGTGCTCTATGACTTCGAAGAAAATGGCAAGGTCAGCTTTGTCACCTTCCCATCCTCTGATCTCATCCACGTTACCGACTTCGAAATGAGCATCAACTCCCCATTTCTTAGCTCGTATCGACGCAAGGTCCGTGCAACGAGGATCAAGGTCGAATCCTGTGACGTGGGCTCCGAGTTCTCTTGCGAGTGGGAGTGAGATAAAGCCATCGGAGCACCCCCAATCGACAATAGTTTTAGCGTTGATGCGACGACCAACTTCGAGAGCATACTTCAGTCTCGGATACTCGAGCCACTGTGGATCATTGATTTGCTCGTCCTGCATCGGCGTCCAGTGTGGATTATCATTGTAGAAGTCTACCATGATCTGGGGGTTTTCCACATGGGCCGTCTGCTGCATAGAACGCTGCCAAGCATCTCGGATAGCGTTGCTCTGCTCTAACTTCTTAGGAACTACGTCGAATAGCTTTCTAACCTTTAGCCACTCGTCGTTCCTGCCGAGATGTTCCCTGAGAGTAAGGAAAGCATCTTGGATCTTGTTAATCTCGAATTCGTTCTCTATCAGTCTTATCTGTCGAGCAACTGCTGGATCAGGTCGGAACTCATAGGCATTCTTGTAGTTCCTAAGGGCCATCTCGAAGTCACCCAGCTGGGTGTAGGCAAGCGAGATTAAAAGAGAAGGCTCGTAGGTGTACTCAAGAGGATTGAGAATGAGCATAGTTTCTGGCTTAGGCTTACTGACCGCGATCTTGACGTATGCCAGGCAAGCTGCCCAGTTATTCAGCGGTTCAGAAGCATAAGTCTTCGCGAGGGAGAGATAAGCATCTGGCCAGTCAGGCAAGACAGCGATAGCTTCTTGAGCAGCAGCTAAAGCCCTCTTAAGATCACCTAGACTACGGTAGCCATTGGAGATCTTGATGTATGCCTGATATTTCTCTTCATCCCACTGGCTCAGCTTGACGAACCGTTCGAGATGAACTATGGCCTCACGAGTATTCCCCTTACCCAAGTTCTCAGAACCCAGGTAGACGAGAATGCGTGGATCAGGATTAGGCTCACCCTTGCGAAGTTGCTCATAAAGAATGGTGAGGTTACGATCTGGAGCGTGCTTCTCAGGCGGCTTATTGTGTATGACTACGATATCATCGACCTTGGTGTTGATCGTAGCGAACTTGGGAACTAAGACTTCATGGATTGAACCAAGCCAAGTCCAGTCCATATCCATCTCAGGACGCCGCTTGACCAGTCGTTCACGAATGAGATAGCAGACATTCTGACCGGTCTCATCCCGGGCGTAGTCGTAGCCCATGTAGAACACGTCGGTCTGTGGAGCTTGCTCTATATAGTAAGCAAGCTTTTCACCGCCGACGAGAACATCGTCCCCATCCAACCACAGGTAGTAGTCGCCAGTGCACTGAGATAGGACCTTATTCCTAGCCTCAGAGAAGTCCTCTGTCCACTCTATCGGAAAGAACTTGATAGGAGTGTGCTCTAGAACCTTATTCCAATCCTGGATAATCTCCAGTGTGTTGTCAGTGCTCTCACCGGCGAGTCCGATGATTATGTCATCAACGTAGGGAGCTACTGACTCAAGACAAGCTTTGAGTGTACGACCTTCATTGCGTACAATCATTCCGAGAGATATTGTCGCCATGCCGCCGCTCTTTCATATCATAGTGCCCAAGGCACGGAGGTGGAAGGGGAGCCCACCCAATCGCGAGCTCCCCCACCATATGGATTACGGAACGAGCGCTGCCACGATCCCGCGCCACTCAACTGGCTTGAACGCCCAGTCAGAGCGGAGCTTCCAGGCAATCTCGTCGAAGTCGAAGGAGTAGGGATCGTCCCCACCTAAGACGCCGCGAACGCCAGGATCACGGAGGCCGATGAACGGCTGAGTCTGACCGTTGAGGGTGACGTGAGCGAGGAACCCGAACGGACCCTTCAGATCAGAGGCCATGTACCAGTTGTTCGTGTCAGTGAAGAACCGCTCTTCAATGATGTTGTACCGACCCTGCACGAGGTTCGGAACCAACTGGGTACCACCGGCGTTGAGGAGGAGAGCGTTCTGATTCAGGGCCTGCGCGATCCACCGATAGGCGATCGGGATGATCAGCGTATGCTGGCCATCAGGAGCCTGAATTGCATAACCCTCGTCATCCGTCTGCTGGTCGAGGAGAAGCTCAGCGGCCTGGAGAAGAGCCATCCCCGTAGCATCACCAGTCAGTGCAGTAGCAGCTGACAGGTTGCCGTGAGCGGAACTGAACAGAGCGTTACCGTCGAACATCGTCGGATTGCTCTGGAACTGGTTAACCGCTGCATCCTTGCTCTGGGTTCGGGCAAGAGCCTCAGCCGCGAGCTGTGGAAGGTTGGCGATCTTGTTGAGTCGGTCGGCGATGATGAGCTCACGGGTGACAACGATCGCAGCGCCGAATTCCTTCAGCGCGAGCGACTCACCGGGGAACTCCCGCAGCGAGAGCTGATCGTACTCAGCGCCCAGTGCCTTCTGCGGGATGTCGGTGAAGCGGCCGAAACGTGAGCTGGTATAGGTCTCGAAGTCTTCTAGCGAGAAGTCTCGAGTGTACTGCTGCCAGGAACCCTGAAGCTCCGAGAACCGCTCGAGGAACGTGTGTCGGATGAACTTCGAGATGTAAGTCGGAAAGTCGGAGACCGAAATCGCCTCTTCCGCATCCATGAACTCCATCGACTCTCGAGCTTCGATATAAGCGTCGAAGAGCCGGACGTGCGTTCCAGGAGCAAGCCCAAGTGAGTTGCCGGGCTGAGCCCCGCGATTTGGCATTTAAACTTTCTCCTCTTACTGAGCGTTCGGGTGGAACAGAGCCACCTTGAGAGTTGCCGTAGCCGAAGATGCGACGCCAGTCGCCCAAACTCGACCCACAGGGAGCGCGCCAGACGGGAACGAAGCTGCGGGATAGAGAATCAGAGTGGTGGCTGGCGTAGTAGTCGGCGCAGCGTACATCTTGGTACCACGGGGAATCGTGCCACCGAAGATGTTCTTGAGCGCTCGAACCCCTCCGTCGAGGATAAAGTTAGCCATCTCACCAACGGCGTAGTCGTCGTCAACCACGCCGAAGAACCCCTGGAAGTAGATGAAGTCGCCGGCGGCCATAGCCCGATCCGCGACTATGCTCATCCGCCGCCCAGCATTAACTGCGGTTCGGGACATTACTTATCGCCCTCCTTCTTATTGGAAGCCTTCTTCATGCCGAAAGCTTCCTCGACGGACTCCTGAACGGAGAACGCCTTCTTAGTTCCTTCGCCGGAACCGGACGGACCCTGATCAACGATCCGAGGACCAACCCCAATTGCCTTAAGCTCCTCCTTCGCTTCGTTGATTGCCGTGGTAACTGCCGCCTGATCGAACTCAGTCTGCCCCTCAAAGGCAGCCATCACGCGATGCTTAGTGGGCTCGGGAAGGCCGGCGGTCTTGAAAGCCTCGGCAACCTGAGCATTGACAGCCAGGATCTTGTTCTTGGTCTCGATCTGATCCTTGTCGCGAGCTTCAAGAGCAGCCGCGATCTGGGCATTGACCTGCTCCTGAGTGAGCCCAGTAGAAGGAGGCGGGTCCTCAGGCTTCTTATCTGGCTCGGGCTTGGGAGCCTCTGCGAGGATAGCCGCATAAACCTCCGCGGCGTTCTCCTTGATATCCTTGGCCGTGATGGCCGTCCAATCGATCATCTCGCCTTCACCTTCAAATGAGTGAATCATCCCGCCTGCGGAGGGATAGATCACGAAGTCCACAGAGTGTGGCTGAACTATGCGGTGGATGTCTTCAGTGACCTGACCGCTTGTATCACGGCTCCTAGTACCCTGAACCATCGCGTTGATGGAGTCGCCCATGTAATCCTTAGCTTCCTGGGCGAACTCGTAGAACTCCTTGTTGAAGAACCGCACGTCAGCTTCAACGGCCTTAGTTGTGGGGTTCCAGTTAGTGCTCTCGATGGCAGCTACCATCTCCTGCATCGGTCGCTGGAGTGGAACTGTCTTGCTATGATTAGCGAACATCCGGACCCCATTCCAGATGCCCTTATCGACAGATTCCTTGAGTGCTGTCTCACGGTAGTTGCGACGGTTCTTAGACATCCCCGTCTTGATGATGTCAACGTGAGCCATCATCTTCTTCTTACCGTCAGCAGCCTCCTCCACAGAGAAAGTGGACTCGGTCAGATCGAATTCCTCGATTGCTCGAAAGTCTTCGATCTTAGGCTTTGTCATTCCTCATCCGCCTCCTCAGGCTCCTGATTGGGATAGGCAGGACCGGCCTTCGTGGTAAGAGTCTTACCAGCCTTGTCCATGCTGTACTTCCCGCCGTTGTCGGTGACGAACACGCCTGTTCGATTGGAACCGAGGATATCTTCCTTCTTGTAGCCGCTAAGCTTCAGGAATCGCTCCTGCTGAGCTGGAGTAGCAGTTGTGTCCTCAACCTCGAGAACTAGACCCTTGATTGTCTCAGTCACTTTACATCCTCTCGTTCGGATCGGGTGAAGGCCCGGCGAGATGCTCTATCTCTCCACGAACCATCTGATATTTGCCGCCATTTCTCATCAGAGCTATCTTGCCAGTTATCGAGAGTGAGAGTAGATCAGAAAGCCCATATCCTGTCTTCTCTAGCAGCTCCCTCAGCCAAGGCTGGCTCTGTGTGATTGGAATTGGATCAGCTTGTGTCATGCAGAACCTCAGCTAACACGTCTCTTATCTCATTCTGGAGTTGCGCATTAGGAATTGGTAAACCCGAGAGAATAACTGTACATCCGCACTTCGTGAGCCCTCGGCAAACATCACCTGATCCAGGAATCCCAGGAAGGCTAGGAAGCCCAAGTCCCGAGAATCTCTCGCGTTGGTAAGGACCTCCGAGAGAGGCTTCAATGCAGGGAATGCAGTGCTCGGTGTCTCTAAGTACCCATTCATACGGTCCAGCGGGTAGAGCTTCGATTCGTCCAAGTTCGAACATCCCCCGTAGACTTTGAAGATAAAGTCCAGCACGTTGTTCGGGAGCTAAGACGTAGAAGCCTCCGGCGAGGTCTTTTCCGAATGCTCGAAGGAACCGTCGCTGTTGGTCTATCTCTTCGTTGATGACCTTGATATCCCGGAGTGTCAGTGTATGAAACGGATCGATGGAGAGTGCTCCAAGAGCAA